ATGAGAGACACAGATGAGATCTTGGCTAAAGACGATGGGTATATAGGAAGTGATCTCGAAAAACAAAAAGGTATAATGCCTGACAATATCAGTTCGTCTCTAGGTCCTAGAGAAATGATCATGGAGGGTTACTTAAAAAAAGGGTTAAAAGCTGCAAAAAACAAAGAAAGAAATAGAGGGGATGCAAACGTAGTTGTTTCTCCGTTAAGAATTAAACTTGTTAAGTTTGCCAACAAAGTTGGCTTAAAAAACCCTATCAAGGTATCAGATTTATACGAAGATTTATTGGCTCAAGATTCTCAAAGAGATGGATCTGTTGGTTTTTTAGCTAGACCTACAGTTGATTTTGTAGAAGCGTCAGAAACAAGGTACAAGCCAAAAGATGATTTAACTCCAGAACAAAAGAAACAATTCGGTGATTTAATTAGAAACGCACCTAAAATTAGAACTCCTATTTTAGACGATAAGGGTAAACCAGTATTAGATAAAAAAGGTAATACTAAAGTTAGAGAGACACCAGATTTTTCAAAGATTCCAGAGATAGAAGAGTTAGGTATTAAAATTGAAGTGCCTACAAAAATAAGAAAAGTAGAATCTAGGTTTGATAACGAGGCTCAAAGTTTAGAAAGAATTACCCACAACAAAGGTGGCGAGGCGTTCATGTCTGGCTTGGAAGAGTATCTTGCAAGAAACTATAATGAAACAAAGACAATGCAAGAGATTCTCCATGAGTTTGATAGGATGCGACCTAATGTTACATTTGAAATTAGAAGTGATCTTAACAGAACTGTAGGCGCTCCACCCTTTACAGTTTCACCTTTATCACAAGGTGAGATTATGGCTAACCCTGGATTAGCTCAAGGTTTAATTACAACAGAATTGCAGAATACATTACAGACTACACAAAGAATTTTTAATTCTTTTGCAACGGCAAATGGAGATCCTTTGTACCCTGAAAATGATCAGTCTGTTTTAAATAATAGAGGACAATCGCCCGCGGCTGGTATGCCGACTGGTAAAAAAGCAATAGTAGATAGTATTGCTATCGTGGCTAAAAATCCAGATCAAGACCGAGTTGATGCTGGTGTGTTAACAAATAGTCCTATTATAAAAGCGTATAGTCAAAGAACAGATGTAGGTCCAGGTGACAAAACAATAGAAGAACAACTAAAAGATTTAGGTTTTGGAAAGCAGTTAAGTTTACCACATGATTATTATAATAAAGGTTTTGCGTATACCAGAGCTTCGATTGTTGAGGGACTAGATGATAAACTTTATGCCATATTAGAAGAAACACAAACAGATGTGACAAGAACTATGGAAAACTTACTGGATTTTTCTAAACCAGAGTATGACGTAGCGTTACCACTTGGCGGTGTACCAAAATTATTATCTGGTGCAATCGACTCAGCACTTGACGGAAACGATCCTTATCTTACAAAAAAAGCAGCGTTGTTAGGCGGAACTTCTTTTTCTGATAAAAGACCAGTTAAAAATCTTAGACGAACAAGAGACTCTTTAGAACAGCACAATTTTCTATCGCCAAGTGAAAAAAACAAAATACATGTGTTAGATCAAATGGATGCTGACATGCCAGATAAAGATGCTCCCTCTCAATTTTCAACAGATATTGAATCCAAAAGAAAAAAGATGGAAGAAGCAAAAGAGACGATGGATTATGTTGATAAAGAAATAAGAGCTATAAATAAGCAAATTCAAAATTTTACTTTAAGCACAGTTGCACCACAAGAAGCAACAAAGTTTGCGAGCATGGGACTTAGAGACTTAAAAACTTTTCAAAAATTTATAGTGCCTCGTATGAAACAAGTCTTTAAAACTTTAAGAAGAAAAGAGCAGAGTTTTTTAACTCCAGCATCAGGAGGTACGAGCACTCTTAGACCAAGACAATTTAGCTTTCGTCAAGAGATAGACCCAGATCAAAAATTATTTGCATTTGATGAAATGGTTGAAAGAACTTTGTGGTCAGATGAGGACTATGGAGCCTTTGCAACCGAGATGGCAGAAGCAATTCAAAAAGAGGTAGAAGATAAAACTGGAGAAGGATATTTTGATCCAGATGACGCATTTGAGGAAGGCACAATAACCGATGCCGAGAGATTTGTTTTAAAAAGATATGATGAACCTTATCGTTTAGCTAAAAAATCAAGAGAGGGGTTTGACGATCCTCTTAATCCAGCAGTAAACGCATTTGGAGACATGGGTTTTCCTGTAGATGGTGTGCCGAGAGATTTTTTTGGAAGAGAAATTATACGAGAGTTTTATGCTACTGCAAATAATACCGCAGGGGAGTTAGGAGGAATAAATAACGATGGTGGTGTATCTGATGTAAAATTTATAGATCGATACAAGTTGTTAGACGATGGTCCTAAAACCACTCAAATATTTACAGATCAAGGAGTTGTTGCCCTAAAAAAGTTTTTATCTGGAAGTAAGATGTTAAACAAACTTAATGAGATGGGTTTTAAAAGTCAGAATGATCATCAACAGACGATGAGCACGATTACTGCTCCAGACGACATACACTTATACGAAAGAAACAAAGATGTTTTTGGTTTAATTATGAAACACATGCCGTTTGCATCAAGTGACGCATTTGATTTATCAAATTCAGGAGTGCCAGGTCTAAACGAAAGTAGACAATATACAGCTCGTTCAAAAACATATAATCATGGTCGGACTGAAAAAGAACTTCTTATGACAAACTTTTATAATCCAGGTGAATCATTTGATACAGATCCAGTTGAGAGAATCAGAGACGATGCAGTTAACATACTAAGATATATGACAGACGGAAGCAGACCAGGTGTTCGCCCAGAGGACGTTAGAGATTATGACGCAAGAGATCTTAAAAAGGGTTTTGGTGGTTTGTATGGTATTAATGAAACTAGCAGAAGTAGTTTTTACGGTAATGTTTTACCAACAGACATAGATAAAGCAAGGGATGCTTTTGAAATGGCTTTCAACCTAGCTGTTAAAGATGCTATGCACGAGGCTATAAATGAAAAAGCACTGGATTTTGTTAAACATAAAACTGCTTCTGAGTTAGTAAGAAAGCATAAAAAAGCATTAGAGAGAATAGATACCAGAAGACTTATAGAAGAAAATATTGATATGACTGGTCTAGACAGTGAACTTTCTCTTTATAACAAAGACATAGATCCATTAAGTGATGCTTCTTATCCAATAAAAGCAAGTCCATCTTCAGTTTTTTTTGAAAAAGTTACACAGCAAATAAAAGACAGTATGCCTGCATCTGTATTAAAAGATGCAGAAAAATTTTTGTCGGATGCTATTGATGAAGTAACAGATGAAATAGGTTTTGTGCCAGAAGATGGCTCGTACAGAGAATACATGGATCGATTGATGAGAGATACTAGACACACTGTGGGAGACATGGTGCTAGAGAAATACTCAAAGCAATTTGGATTAGACAATCCAGATAAACTTAAGAAAAAACTATTAATGAACTCTATATTAAATAGACAGAAACAAGGAATTAGTCCTGTTTCATTAAAGATTGATGGTCTTAAAGAAGAATTAAAAAAGAATCTTTCTGTTTTAGAAAAGTTTAAATACAAAAATGATGAGGTTGCTAGACGATTTTTTCAGATAAGAGAACGATTGAAACCTATGCCGTTTGAAGATGGAGATCACAGATCTTCAACAGATACTGATCCAACATTAGGTAATTTTTATCAACTTTTTACAACTCAAGCCTATCGAGGATACATGCAAGGAGATAAAGAAAGAGCAGATAGCTTGCAGAAGAAAGCAGATCAACTTGTCTATAAAAGAGGCGAGGCTAAAAAAATATTTGAAGAGAACGAAGTTGGAGAAGATCACAATAAAGAGATAGAGAGACGATTTAAAAAGCTCAATGATTTTATACAAGATCATGCAAAAGATTATAATTATTCTCCAGAAGAATTAAAAGAAGCTGCAAATAGACTTATTAAACATCTTATTTCATCAGTGCGAGGTGGTTATAACGTATACACGAGATACCCACATACTGGTACAATGACACAAGCAGCTAGAGGAATGATGCACGGTCTAATACATAATCTTACAGATCCTAGATTTGAGAGGTTATATGGCAAACCAATATCAGGTATTATATTCCCTCATAGACTAGATTTATATCATCCTAGATTTTTAGAAGATGGAAGTTTGCGTAATGAATCCACCAAGAGAACCTTTGGTATGGGAACATATGGCACAGTGCTACAAGATATAATGGAAAGATTTGAAAGGGCTGGTGCGGGTGTAGATAGAGATAGAGTTTTTACTTTTAAAAATTTTAACGATCCAAACTTCAATAGACTATCTCTGAGAAGACCAGTACAAGGAGTTATTGATTTATCACCAGGCTCTGCTGGAAGAAGACTAGCAGAAGGAAAGTTTACTTTTAGAGCAAAAGGTGGTTATATAGACCTTAGAAGAAAGGCAGGCTAATGGCAGAGGAAACTAGAGATTTACCACAAATGGTAGAAAAAGCTGCAGGAGCAGGTGGAGCACCTAGAACAATAGAAGAAGAACTTGCTTTAGAAATACAAGATGACGTAGAAGAATTACCAGAGGGTGTAGAACTCGACACTGGTGAAGAACCAGTTATCGAACCAGAGGTTTACAATCATGGAGCTAATCTTGCAGAGGTCATGGATGAAGGTGATTTAGCTTCTCTTGCTTCAGAGTTACAAGCCAAGGTAAAAGAAGATTTAGATTCAAGGTCAGATTGGGAAGAGGCGATAGCCAAAGGACTAAACTTACTTGGTATCAACTATGAAGATAGAAGTGATCCGTTTCTTGGTGCAAGTGGTGTAACACATCCGTTGTTGTCAGAAGCCACAACACAGTTTCAAGCACAAGCCTACAAAGAAATGTTACCAGCTGGCGGTCCAGTGAAAACACAAATACTTGGTGTGCCAACAAAAGAAACAGAAGATCAAGCACAGAGAATAAAAGATTACATGAACTTTCAAGTTATGGAAGTTATGGAAGAGTACGACCAAGACACAGATCAAATGTTATTTTACTTACCACTTACTGGTTCTACATTTAAGAAAGTTTACTTTGATCCAACTAAACAAAGAGCCGTATCAAAGTTTGTACCAGCCGAAGATTTGATCGTTCCTTATTCTGCTTCTGATATAAGAACAGCAGAAAGAGTGACACACATGGTGCGAATGAGTTACAATGAAATTCGTAAACTACAAGTCGCTGGAGTATATAAAGATGTGGAGTTATCTGCTACAGATTCTGGAGAAGATGAAGGATCTATCCAAGAAACAACTAATGAGCTTCAAGGATTATATCCAAATTACTCAGATGATAGTTACACCTTACTTGAAATCCATGTGGATTTGGACTTGGAAGGTTTTGAAGATAGGGATTCTCAAGGGCAGCCTTCGGGTATTATGCTCCCTTATATTGTTACCCTTGATCAAACTTCTGGCAAAGTTTTATCAGTGGTTAGAAACTTTAGAGAACAAGATCCGTTAAAACGTAAAAGACAATACTTCGTGCATTTTAAATTTTTACCAGGTTTTGGTTTTTATGGTTTTGGTTTACTACATACAATCGGTGGTTTGTCTCGTGCAGCTACATCAATATTGAGGCAATTAATAGATGCAGGTACTTTATCAAATCTTCCAGCTGGTTTTAAAGCGAGAGGTGTTCGTATTCGTAACGATGACGATCCTCTTAATCCTGGTGAGTTCAGAGATATCGATGTCCCAGGCGGAGATCTCAAAAACTCAATCATACCACTGCCATACAAAGAGCCATCAGCCACACTAGCACAACTTTTAGGTGTGATTGTTGACTCTGGTAGACGTTTTGCACAAGTAGCAGACGCAAAAATTAGCGATGTAAACTCACAAGCACCCGTTGGTACGACTGTTGCGTTGATTGAACAAGGTTCAAAGATTATTTCTAGCATACATAAGCGTCTACACTATGGACAAAAACAAGAATTTAGAATGTTAGCAGAGATTTTTGCAGAAAATCCAATGCCTTATCCGTATTTTGTAGGTAATGTAGCACCACAAATCATGGCAAATGACTTTGATGGTCGTATAGATGTGCTCCCAGTTAGTGATCCGAGTATTTTTTCTATGGCACAACGCCTATCTTTAGCACAAACACAGTTACAACTAGCACAAGCTGCACCAAATTTACATAATCAATACGAGGCATACCGAAGAATGTACGATGCTCTTGATGTTAAGAACATAGATGGCATTTTACCACCACCTCAACCACCTCAACCAGTAGATCCAGCAACAGAAAATGCTAATTCTATCAAAGGGATGCCTTTACAAGCGTTCCCACAACAAGATCACGAGGCACATTTGAGAGCACATGCTGTATTTTTATCAAATTTAGCGGCACAAACCAATCCTCAAGGTTATGCCTTGCTTCAATCTCATGTTCAAGAGCATGTTGGGTTATTAGCAAGAGACCAAGTAACCAAATTCTTCCAAACAGCGATGCAAGAGGCTATGGCAAGAGGAGAACAAGTGCCTCCACCGCCACCAGAAGCTATTGAAGCTGCAATATCGCAACAAATTGGTGAAATATTAAGAGAAGTTATGCCAGTTATAGAACCTGCACAAAAACCAGACCCACTTGTAGACATAAGACAGAAAGAATTAGAGAACGATACGGCTGAAATACAAAGAAAAGCCATAAACGACCTAATGGACTTCCAAATTGACCAAGCAAAGCTACAACAAGCGTTTGATTTAGCACAACAAAGGAAAGAAACGCAAGAACAGATAGCAGAAGACCGTAATGATGTAAATATTTACAGAATAAACACGCAGGCTTCTCTGAAAGGAAAGTAATATGGATCCCGCCACTATCGGTTTAGCCATTACAGCCGCTTCGAAAGCCTTCGGAGCCATAAAGGCTGGATTTGCCGCAGGTCGTGAAATAGAATCCATGGGAAAAGACCTCTCACGCTGGATGTCCGCGGTTTCAGATGTGGATAATGCAGAGAAATCCGCGAAAAATGCGTCACCACTGCGAAAATTATTTAAAGGAAAAGAAATAGAAGCGTCTGCTATCGAGGCTTTTACAGCAAAAAAGAAGATGGAAGCACAAAGACAAGAACTAAAATCATTTATCAATTTTCACTACGGGGCCAATTCTTGGAATGAGATTTTACATATGGAGAAAGAGCTCAGATTGAAACGAAAAGAGGAGATTTATGCCAAACAGGAGCTTATAAGAAAAATCTGGGAATACATAGGTTGGTTCATTTTATTTTGCACTGTTGTAGGATTTATAATATTATTAGCTTGGATTTATAAAGAGAATAGAAGATGACAAACTTTGTATATATGACATTATTTATCTGGTGTTGTTCTTTTTTAGGAGGTTTTTACTTTGGCTAAAGTACAAAAAAGATTACAAAAAGACTCTATTCTTGATGAATACGATCTCGATGGTGATAACGAAATCACTAACGAGGAGCTAAAACAAGCAAAAGAAATCAAAGAAATGGAGACTAAACTTAGAAAAAATCTAGCACAATTAAGAATGGCAAGATACACACTTATTGGTATGGGCATATTTACAGTGGCTTTATTTTTTGTCCCCATTGATCGTGTAAAAGCCTTAAGTGATGTCTCAAATCTTCTGTATATTTCAGGTTCTTCTATTGTCGGTTTTTACATGGGCAGCAGTGCCTACATGCAAAAGAATGGAGTTAAATAATGTTAACAGCTTTAATAGGTCCAGTCAGTAAACTGGTTGGAAAATTTATAGAGGATAAAGACCAGAAAAATAAACTGGCACATGACTTGGCAACTCTTGCCTCTCGTCATGCTCAGGAACTGGCAAAAGGTCAGATAGCC